AACTGCGGAGATGTCTTGGCATGGAAAGCCTCCCGATACAACGTCAACAATTCCTCTCCACGGCTTTCCGTCAAAGGTTTGTACGTCATCCCAAATCGGGAAAGTTTCGAGAAGTCCGTCATTTTGTCGGGCGCACAATACGCTTGCTGGATAGGCTTCCCATTCGACTGCGCAGACTGTGCGCCATCCAAGGAGCTTGCCTCCGAGTATTCCTCCACCAGCGCCTGCGAAAAGAGCCAGCTCATTCATCACCATCCTTATATTTGTCCAAAGCAGAGACTTCAATGTGGTCCACCAAGCCCTGCAAGATCATGTGCGCAATGTCCACCACAGTGCCAGCAATGTATGCGTTATTGAGCATCATTCCCTCTTCAATATCAGGCTCATAGGGTGCGCCATAAGAATCGGTCGAGCCTTTCTCTTCTGGGCTGTATTCCAGAAAACATATAAGGTCAACACCCTCAATGGTGCAGTCGAAACGATAAAGGCCCTCTGGGTAAATAGGTGTTGTGGTCATGGTTTAACCCCTCCAAGCCAGCATCACGCCAATGCCACCAAAAATAATGATGGCCAAGGTCCATTCGATCAGGGTGGTAATGATTTTCTGTTTCATCGGTTTCTTTCGTTAAGTAATAGGAGTAACGAATTTTGACAGAATTGATTTATCTTGCAAGAATTATTTTTATGTGTTGTTTTTATACATAAAGCGCAATTAGAATGCGGTCATGCAATCAATTTACGATATCAAGGCAAAGGCCAAGGCTCATAAGATAACCATGGCCGCGGTGTGCAATGAGGCTGGCATCCAACAGTCCCAGGTAAGCCGATGGCTGTCTGGGACTGTTGAGCCGTTATGGACATCAGTCAATCAATTGCACTTGGCGCTTAATAAACTGATCGACAGATCACCAGTCGTTATCGACTGACTCGGCAGCTGGCGCGGCCTTGCTGGCCACCACGCCAAAGTCACTTGCAGCCGTTGGCTTTGCACCACCCAGCGAGTCACCCTTAGACAAAAGCATGATGTTGTTGAGTCCATACGACACGCCCTTGTTGCCAGCCTGGTCATAAGCATAGGCATTTAAAGACACGCGGCCATAGTCGCCAGACACAATGTCTTGTGATCCAAGAATGTCATGGCCATGGGCATCTACTGCACCAGGCTTGTTTGTGCTTTTGGTGTTAAAGAAATAATGGCCAGCGTACTCTGGGCCAAGTGGGCCGCCATCAGATTTGACTTCTGTATCACCATCACGCAAGGGATTGCGCACTGTTTTCGGAATCTTGTCTCCGAACTTGGCTGTCAATGCGGCCTTGGCTGCCGCTTTCAATTGGCTCACTGTCTCGGTGTCTGTTTTTGGGACAAGCACTTGCGTTGAGAACTCTTCTTTCCCGTTCATTTCATTCTTACGCGCAGTCAAAGCGCTGAAGTATGAGAAACGAACTTTTCCGGTTACGACTCTGGTGGACATGGTTTTTTCCTTTTAAGGGTTTACGAGGTTTAACGATTTATCGTTTTCTGCGTTTGCAGAAATTGCACTTTAGCACAAATGCAGATATGATCGCAACAACTTAAAACGAGGAAACCGAAATGCAACTATTCCCCCATCAGCAAGAGGCCAAGCTCTTCTTGCTGTCTAGGCGCAGGGCCATACTGGCCGACCAGCCACGGGTTGGCAAGACGCTACCCACAGCAGCTGCTGCACTTGAAAACCTACCCGCACTGATCGTCTGCCCTGCCATTGCCAAAACAGTATGGGAGTCTGCATTTGCCAAGCTCGCGCCCAATGTATCGGTCCATGTGGTCAATGGAAAACGCGAGGCTTCAGAGGTAAATAGCGCAGATATCACCATCATCAATTACGATGTTTTGCAATATGCACAAACAGATTTGGACAGATATAACACTCTAGTTTTGGATGAGTGCCACAGGATTAAGAATCCAAAAGCCCAAAGGACCAAGGCGGCCATGCTGGCCATGAAGAAGATTTCCTTTGTTTATGCATTGTCTGGCACACCCATCCCAAACAGGCCCATTGAACTGTGGCCCATCCTGCACGGACTTGGCATTTATCGGGGCGGCTGGTACGACTTTGCAGGCCGATACGCAAAGATGTGGGTCGCGCCATGGGGCTTGGATACCAGTGGCGCATCTAATCTGGTTGAACTCAAAGACATGATGAAACCCCATGTCATGCGCAGAAAGAAAGAAGCCATTTTCAAAGATTACAAAGAGCCACAAGTCAGCCTGATCACCTTTGATCTACCCAATGACAAGCGCGAGCAAAGTTTTGATGCTGATGCCTTGATGGCAAACCCTAATGCCTTGCTGGCCTTTGAGGGTCTGGCCGAGGTGATGCGCGAGGCCGGAATGCGCAAGGTCAAGGCTGCCAGTGAATTCATCGATGACTTGCTCCAGGCCGATGAGCCAGTGGTGGTATTTGCGCACCACAAGGATGTGGTTCAAGCCCTGCAAGATGAACTCAAAACCCACAAACCCGTGATAGTAGTGGGTGACACTACAAGGTCCAAGCGCGACAAGGCGCTCAAAGACTTTCAGTCTGGCCAGACCAAATGCATCATCGGCAACATTGCCGCCATGTCTGAAGGTGTAGACCTATCCGCTGCCGACACGATTGTCTTTGTCGAATGCACTTGGTCCACGTCAGCGCTGGAGCAGGCCAGCAGTCGCGTTGAAAACATCAACAAGTCAGGCATTCTACCCGTCATCTACATTCTGACCATCAAGGCCAGCTTGGACCATACAGTCTTGGCCAAGGTCTTAAAGAAGCTCAATATCGTCAACCAAATCATTTAACCCTTGGAGAAACCATGCAACATGAAACTCGTAAACACGCCCGACTCTCAGCATCCAGAACAGACCGCTTCATGTCTTGCCCTGGCTCATACAGGCTTGAATCCCTCATGCCTTACGAGCCAGCAGGCGAAGCCGCTGCCATTGGTACAGCGATCCATGAACTCTCTGAGATCATTCTGCGCAATGGTGAGATTCCAACCGGAACTGATCCTGACCATTTGTCAATGGCCCAAGGTTATGCCAACTTTGTCAACACTCTGGTCGAGAATCCGCGCAAAAAGCTCATCGAAGTCAATCTAGATGAGGGTCTGAAGTCTCTGCATCCAGCACTGGGTGGCACTGCCGATGCCATTCTGGTCGATGGCAATCATCTTCATGTTATCGATCTGAAGACTGGCCGAGTGGCCGTGGATGCCCAAGACAACAAGCAGCTCTTAACCTATGCCCTTGGAGCAATGCGCCAGCTCAAAGCGCCAAGCACCATCGAATGCACCATGCACATATTCCAACCGCGGGTCGGCCACAGCAAGTGGACAGTGTCTGGCAATTATTTAAATCTGCATGGCGAAAGACTCAAGTCGGCAGCCGAGCTGGCGCTCACAGGCGATGCACCTACAAACCCAAGCCCCGATGCCTGCCGATACTGCAAGGCCAAGACCATTTGCCCATCCATGCGCGAGAAGGTCCAAGAGGTCGCTAGGAACGATTTCAAGCCTGACATGACTGTTACCCCAGAGATGCTGGATAACGCTGCTCTGGTGGCCGCATGGGCCGATGCTGTGCAGTCTGCTGCCAAAGATCAATTGATCAATGGCCAAGCAATCACTGGCTGGGCCATGCGCGCAGGCCGCAAGACCAAATTCTGGAAAGATGAGGCGCTGGTCATGGAAGCATTCAAAGATATGCCAACTGCCTGGGAACTCAAAAGCCCCAGTGCCGTCTTAAAACTCGGTGTCGAAGTGTCCGAAGACCTAGTCGGTGAGAAGGTGGCTGCGCCAAGTCTTGTCAAGGCGAAGGAATAGAATCACATCCCCTGCCAAAGAAAAGACCTGACAGCGCGTTAACACTGCCAGGTCAAAGGTCAACTCTCATGGCAACTAACAAATGAAACCCCCAACTAAAGGAATTTCAGTGCCAATCATAACTGAAACACCCCAAAACGACACGTTCTCTCAGTCCCAATCTGTCGCCTGCAAAATAGGCGCTGTCGCCCCAGATGCAGTGTTTTGCACCTTTGCCCTGCAAGGCAATAAGAAAATCCCTTACAAGCGATCTGGCCAAGGTGTGGCACGGGATACAGACCCAAGCGATCTCTACAACTCAGAAGATGTCTGGACTATGGAGCAAGCGCCTCATGGCCAATATCTTGGCTTAGTCCAGCAGCGCCCCATCATCAGCGCATCAGGGAACTATCTGGTTTGCCTCGATGTGGACATGAAACACGCATCAGGACCAACCAATGTGGCCATCCAGCGCATGGCCAAGTATGTCAAGCAAAAGAAGATGCTGACCGAGGTTTCTGTCTCAGGCCGTGGCCGTCATGTCTTCTTATGGGTGCAACCACCCAAAGAATCTGACCTGGTGCTGCCGAAATACAAGCTGGGTGGTGGCCAAGAATTAGAAGTATTCGGCCTGCCAAACAGTGCCGGAAAGTCAGTGCTACTCAGTGGCAATGCGGTGGTCGGTGAATTCCAAGAAGCAGTCAATTTGCATGAATTGTTAATGGACTGGGGCATCATCGAGCAGCACCAGCTGCAAGAGCCAAAGCCTGCACCACCAAGCCAATCATTTGATTTCACCCAATTAGGGTCAAGACTGGATGACAGCGATCTTGATCGTGCCATCAAGGCTTTGCACCATATTTCCCCAGACTGTGACTATGACCAGTGGATTGAACTTGGCCAAGCGCTGCACACTGAATTCGGTGAGGCTGGTCTCGGCCCATGGATGACATGGTCTATGGCAGGCAACAAGTTTGCAGGCACAAAAGACATTGAAGTCCACTGGAAGAGCTTTCACCAGGGCAAAGGTGTGGGTCTTGGCACTCTGTACAAACACGCCAAAGATGCTGGGTGGGAAGCTCCAACCAAGCAGGCCGAGCGCAAATCAGCGGTGGAAGACTTTGCAGCAGTGATTGGCCAAGCTGAAGCGCAAACTGAAGCGCAAAAAGAGTCTAAAGGCTGGCCAGAGCGCACTCTATCCATTGGCCAGATCAAACCTATCCGCTACATGGTCAAGGGATTCTGGGCACATAGCTTCATGGTGCTTGCTGGCCAACCTGGCATTGGCAAGACCACAGCAGTGATCAGTCTGTGCATGGTCATGGCAGGCTTACAGGCCAAAGACTGCGAACTGACAGCCACCAAAAAACGCAAAACAATCATAGTGACTGAAGACTCGGACCAAGTCGAGAGAACTCTCACAGGCTATGCCAGGCATTACGGGATAAACGCGCAAGCATTATCAGACTGGTTTGTCATCATCGATGCCAAAAGGTCCAATGTGAAAGATTTACTCATGCTTGCACATAATGTAATAAATCACACGATTGATAATGTACGGCCATTATTAGTTTTGGACACGGCTAATGCCACAATGGATATTGATAATGAGAATGACAACTCAGAAGTTGGTGCATATATTGCCGCACTAAAGCAGACCATTTATATCCAACTGGACACGCCAGTCTGCATCATTACCCACACCAACAAGACCATATCAAAGTCAGACTCAGATGCCACGGCCCGTGGTGCATCAGCATTCACAGGCGATGCAACCCTGACCGGAGTCTTGTTTGAAGATGAGACCAAGACCCGATATATGCGCCTGGTCAAGACCCGTTACCAGCCCAACTTCAGAGAAATCAAATTCAACTCAGATGTATTTGCCGACACTGTCTTGGATGAAGACGGGGATATCCAAGAGCAAATGGTGCTGCTGGTCGTGCCAGCCATGTCCTCGGAAGAAGACCGAAAACAGGCAGCCAACGACAGGCAGAGCGATAAAAGACAGCAGCAAGTCCAAGATGCCGCAGACGCTGCCTGCAACTTTGTCCAGTCAATCATCAATGCTAAAGGCGCGGTGATCATGCGCAGAGGCTCTGGCAGGCCAAGTGTCCCAAAAGAACTGCAATCAATGCACCAGCTGGAGTGGGCTGACATCTATCAGGCCGTGCCAATGGCCGACCAAAGCTATGCTAGACGGGCAGTTGGCGCGGCCATATTCCAGCGCTTTGCAATGGACCAAGCAGGCACTGGGTGGGTGCAAATAAAGTAAAGCGGTAAACAGGTAGTAAACAGGTAGTAAAGCGGTATACCTGTTTAGATAAAGGCGGGTCTGTTGGTATAAGTGGGGGTCGTAGACCCACTTATCCACAGGCCAATCTGGTCAGTTTTGGGATGGTGAAAAGTAAAGCGGTAAAGCGGTAGATTTCCTTTGTCCATACCGCTTTACTTTTAACGATTTTTGGAGGTTTTAAATGGTCCAACAAGTTGAGCAGTTATCCACAGGTTATCCACAATCTGACAAATGGGTCGAAGATGAGAGGGTTTTCTGCCACCAGTGCAGTAAGGCGGTAGAAGTGGACATGAAGCAGTCCATGCCAGCCGAGCAGATGGAAAGGCACAGGAAGGTCAACTCAAAGCCATTGCAGTGGATGTTTGACGAAGCAAAGATTAGGAATGGATGGGCAACCATCACATGGCCCGAACATCAGTGCAGCCAAACCGGACTGGCTGCATTCCCGACCAATGTCAAACACCGATGCCACTTGTTTCAAGCCAAGGCCACGGCAGTAGAATCCGAATCATGGTGGTTGACATAAAGCGCAAGCGCAAAAGCATCGAACACATTGACCAGGTCAAGGTGGTGCAACACATTCGTGCGTTCTATCCGGAGATCATCATTGCAGCAATACCCAATGGAGGCGATAGAAGCGCTTCAGAGCGCGTCAGATTGCATTCTGAAGGGGTTTTAGCAGGGATGCCTGACCTTTGCGTCTTAGAGCCTAAAAATGGCTTTCACGGGCTTTTCATTGAGATGAAGACCAAGGCCGGAGTGGTATCAGACAAACAAAGCGCTGTGGGTTTGCAGTTAAACGCAAAAGGATATCTGTGCCTGGTCTCAAGATCAGCGCCAGATGCAATCAAAATCATTGAAAGGTATTTGAATGGCCAAGCCAAAAAAGAGTGCAGCAACATTGAGTGAGCTTGCTGACAACATTGTCGAGCGTCAGCTCACATTGCGTGACCAGGCTGCAATCGAGCGCAAAGAGATGAGCAGCATCAATAAGAAAATTCATGCCTTTGGTGGTGAAGCCATGGTCTTTGACCACATCTCACAGGGGAAGACCATCGATTCAGTGATTAAGTCTTTGGAGATAAGCATTGGCGGTTTCTACAAATGGGTCGAAAGAGATGCCAAGCGGGGAGAACTCCTCGCACGCGCACGCACGCGAGGTGGGAGAAGTTTAGCAGAGCAGACGCTGGAAATTGCAGACTCTGCCACGCCTCAAGAGGCGCAAGTGGCCAAGCTGAGAGTGGACACAAGGCGCTGGCTGGCTTCTAAGCAAGCGCCAGATGAGTATGGTGACAAGCAGCAGCCACTTGTCAACATCGACCTGGGGAGCATGGCCCTTGATGCATTGCGCAAGCGCAGCATGACAATTGAAGATATGAATACCAAATGATTCAGTCACTTTATACAACGACCATTATGTTAAGTGGATAAGTCGTTATCCACAGAATTAAGTGCATCAAAGTATTACATGACCAGTTATGCACAGGAATCTGTGGATAAAGTTGGCCAAAATCTGGGGACAAGTCGGTGGTGGCTAGCTGGCGGTCGGTGGCCGTGACCCCCCCCATGGCCGCTTTGGCGGGGGCGACTGTGGCGGCACTAAACACCTACAAAAAAAAAATTTAAAAAAATAAAAAATAATTTAACAAACAAGTCAAATTGTGCAAAAATGTCAACTCCATAAACAACGGAGTAAACGAATGAAATCTAAGCTAGCGACAGTGATCCTCAAAGGTCAGGAGTGGATCGTGATCGACACTGATGAGGAAAAAGACGGGAAGGTCTTCTGCACCTTAATGAGTCCAGATGGCACAACTGTTTTACACGCATGGGTCAATGTCAACGATATAGTGGGAATAATATGAATACACAAATGCTTATTAAGGTACGCCAGTTATTCAATGTGGATTATGTGCCGCGTAGTACAAACAGACATAATCAATTGCAATATGTCAAGGCATTAAGAATATTGGGTGATAAATGGTTAATCCATAAAAATAATGAAGTGCAGAAAATCCAGTGAAAAGTAATTTTGTAAATAACCCAGTCAGATTGAATGGAAACGTGCATGGCCACAAATTACAGATTTGTAATAAGTGCGCCATGAAAAAGCCGCCAGAGGGTGGGGTTGAGATGAGTGCGACCAGGTGGTTGTGTGCATCATGCTGGACCGATAGGATCACGGGTCGGAACTTAAAGCAAGTGAGGGGTTTGTGAAAGAAAATGTCTTTGCCCAGTGGGTGGACCGATATCAGCCTGACCCCGTCTTGTTTGTGCAGGAGGTTTTGGGGGTTGACCCTGATCCATGGCAGATTGAATTTTTGAAGGCTATTGCACGGGGTGATCGAAAGATATCTGTCCGGTCTGGCCACGGGGTGGGCAAGAGTACGGCAAGCAGCTGGGCCATGCTCTGGTACTTTATGACGCGGTCTCCAGTCAAGGTGGTGGTGACTGCACCGACAAGCTCTCAGCTTTATGACGCGATGTTTGCCGAGCTGAAGAGGTGGATCAATGCGATGCCTTTGCCTTTGCAGCAGTTACTCACTGTCAAGCAAGAGAGGATTGAATTTAATGCTGCACCGACTGAGATGTTTATTTCGGCCAGGACATCGAGGGCCGAGCAGCCGGAGGCTTTGCAGGGGATTCACTCAGAGAATGTAATGCTGGTGGCCGATGAGGCTAGTGGTGTGCCAGAGCAAGTGTTCGAGGCCGCGGCTGGAAGTATGTCGGGGCATAACGCGGTGACATTGTTACTGGGCAATCCGGTCAGGTCCAGTGGGTTTTTCTACGACACCCACACGCGCCTGGCCGATGAGTGGACCACATTCCAAGTGGCCTGCACCGACTCGCCCAGGGTGAGTGATGAGTACGTCAAAGAAATGGCCATGCGCTATGGCGAGGAAAGCAACGTCTACCGGATCAGGGTGATTGGTGAATTCCCCAAGGGGGATGATGACACTGTCATTGCCATGGATTTGCTGGAAAGCGCTTTGAATCGGGATGTCGCGCCAAGTGACTATGCGCCCATGATCTGGGGCTTGGATGTGGCGCGGTTTGGTAGTGACAGGTCAGCTCTGTGCAAGCGCCAGGGCAATGCGGTGACTGAGGCGATCAGGACATGGAAAAATCTGGACCTGATGCAATTGACTGGTGCGGTGGTGGCTGAGTATCAGGCGCTGCCACCCAGCCAGCAGCCAAAGGAAATACTGGTGGATAGCATTGGCCTTGGGGCTGGGGTGGTGGACCGGCTGCGAGAGCTGGGCCTGCCGGCCAGAGGGATCAATGTCTCAGAAAGCCCAGCGATGGGTGGGACTTACAGGAATCTCAAAGCTGAACTTTGGTACAAAGCACGGGCGTGGCTTGAGGCGCGGGACTGCAAGATGCCAAAGGATGAGGTCTTGATCGCTGAACTGGCCACAGTGCGGTACTCATTCACTTCAAACGGCAAGATCGCCATCGAGGGTAAAGACGAGATCAAGCGCAGAGGATTGCCAAGCCCTGACAAGGCCGATGCCTTTGTCCTGACATTTGCGTCTGATGCGATTGCAGGGATGTACGGGTCAAGTGGATCAGGAAAGTGGTCTCAGCCCCTGCGCAGAAACCTTGTGCGGGTTGCATAATTCGGGTATTGACAAACCAATGGGGGAAACCTATGAAGGCAATGAGTAAAGCGCAAAAGAAGGTTGGCAAGGTAATGGGTGAGTACAAAGCTGGCAAGCTCCACAGTGGTGGCACTGGCATCTCTCCTTT